AATTTTAATCATCACCGATTTCAAGATCTCCAAAGATACATAAAATTGTTGCCGGAAGGGGCCTAATTTGTTCAAATTCAATTCTTCCCTCTGCATCCCATCCAACATTAATAATATGTTTATCTCCGGTATATGGAGTAATTCCCTGATCCATTAAGTCCGTGGAGGATCTAAACGGAACTTCTTCGCCATTAAGTTTTAATCCAACCGTTTCAAATAATCTTGCAAAAACCCCTGACCATCTTTTGTGACAGCCCATAGTGGTTTCACCCTTAATTTCTGGCCGAAGAGTTTTTCCATAAGAATCATAATGTAATCCAATCTCAACAAACAAAGCTGGAGGATCTATAAAAATCTGACCATTTATATCTACAACCTGTTGTGGATAAACCGCACCATCTCCGACAATATCAACGATCTCTCCAATTAAATGTTCCAAGCCGGAAATACTAGATACAGGTACAGATGAAGAAAGACTTAAACCACAATCCACGTTTAGATATGGATCGAGATATTCCATGAAACGCCTTGGGGTTCCGTTAATTGTTCTCTTAGTAGGCAAATAAACATCATCTGATTTATCGGTAGGATTGGGAATAACAGCCATTCCCTCTACTGTTCCACTTGTCGGTTGTTGACTCCATCCCTTTGTTAGTTGCTTTTGATTATAAGTAAGGGCCAATAAAACCCCATCAGATCGCCTTACCCAAACCAAAGGATTATATCCTCTCTGGTAGGCAAGTTCTGTAATTCCATCCTTGGTTAAATGTTCCGAGAAAAGAGTAAGATCATCAGCCTCATAGGAATCTGAATCAAAATTATATTTCATCTCAAGTAACTGTTGACCGGCCCGTTGAATATAAACAATAGCATTCCCAATTCTCAACGGCATACGATCTGCCACCTGATTGGTACTTTCATTTTTTACATCAATATTACTCGGTGTAATTGGACTATCATTTCCCCCGATGGCCCTAAATTCTCCCCCAGGAGTTCCGACAATAAGACTTCTGGCAGAGGCCAACCAATGAATAATATTTACATTGTTTGACCCAATCGTAAAAGAAATAGGATCATTATCTTGTGTTCCTGGTGTATGATTATCCCACTCTTCACTTTTAGATCCCCAAAAAGTTTGTGGGGAGGCGACTGCCCCACCCATAACTAATCTATTTTCATGAAATATATCGCTGCATGGAAACCCCCGAAGGATTGACCAGCGACCCTCTCGGTGAGCATTCGAGGCCGTAATCCCACCAAGCGTTTTCTTGACGGTTGCATGAAAATGGGTTGTACTGTTTGATGCATCTGCTACCAATTGAACATATCCCCAAGTAGTACCGTGCAATATTCTCCAGAGGGCTCCGACATGGCCCGTAACATTAAATATTGGAGCCGAAGCATCTAAATAAATATTTCCAATTGTTGCAGATGGAGTAATTGTAGAAGAAACCACTTCCTCAAAATACGGGCCATCCTCAAATTCCACCTCTGTTAATGTCCAAACCGTTGAAGATGTTCGAGTTAAAATCCTAACATTATAAGATGGATGAACAATAAAAAGATTGTTGGTATTCTGAGCCCATTTAAGCAAAGAAAGTTCTGATTCGGCATATGGAGAAGTTAAAATCTCTACTGGAGCATATTCTTTGCAAACCACATTATCAAGATAGGCTGCCCCGTCTGACTTTCTTAAAAATTGAATGTAGGTAGTAGTGCCACGGGCAATAAATGTAATTTGCTTAGATCCCACCGAATATTGAACATCATAAACGATTTGACTTCCTTCGGCTGAGGTTCCAATTCTTATGTGAAGGGGATTTGTAGAAACATCAAAGGTCAACAAATAGGTTTTGCCGGAGGTAGTAGTAATACCTTGACCAATAGATCCTTCACCATCGGCCCCACCATTTAATTTCGCCTTGGCGGTTTCCCAAATAACTGTTCCTGGGGGATCAGAATAATCCGTCCAACCCGCAAGGTCGGTTGAAAAGGCCCCATTGGTAATTAGATCTCCTCCCGTGACTTGACGAATAAGATAGCCATCCATCCAAAATCGCATATACTGATGGCCGACTTCCACCACATAGGCTTGTGTTGTCCCATACTCAAATGGAATAAGACGACAAACCATGTCCTGATATTTAAGATAATCTGCAAAGTGAAATCCTGGCCTTCTGGTTACTCCACCCTGTACCATTGGAAGCCAATTTCTCATGGTTCCAACCGAAGCAAAATATTTTTCAATATCGGTTCGTCCCTCAAGGAGTGGAGACAACTCACCAGCACTTAAATTATTCTGGACATATTTTGTTTTCTTGGGCATTTTTATCTCACACTCAAGAGATCATCGGACGTGATTTCCTGGGTAGATCCTTCCATTGAATCAATAGAACGGGCCTCTGATAATTTTGTTTCATAAAGTTGCCAAGCTGTTATTCCCATTTGTTTGTCTCCAGTAATGGGGTAGGCCAAAACTTGAGCCAATCTTGCAATTAAAGCATTCATAAGAAGAGCGTCATATTCACCAGGGTCTTCTATTCTTTTGATAAATTTTAGGGTGACAGATGGTTCGTCAGTGATTATTTTATTTCCAACCCTTTCCCATTTAATGGCTGGATCTCCATTAACAAGAAGGGCTCGAAGGCAAAAAGGATCTACTGGAAGTTGGTAAGTATAGGCATATCCACTATTGGAAATGACAGAAGATCCGGCTAACGGACTGAGTTCTTGAAATGCAATGGCACATCTCCAGGGATAAGCCCTTAAAACTGCATCCCGTATATCAAAGTAAAATCGTTTACACAAACGGGCTGCTTTCGTCTGATCGTCCAAAGACATAATTGGAGATTCACCGAGTTGCCCTAAAGCATCGGAGCAAATTTGAACTTCTGAGGCCATTTGTTATACCTCATGTGACGAAAGTAATCTGTGTAACCTACCTTCGACTGTTAGAATATATTGAGTGGAATTTCGAGCCATGCCATATCGACATATAGTTTAATGACACCAGCCGCACCCATAGCAGTTAAATTCTGAAGTACAATACCTTCATTCTGTGCTAGGAAAATTGGGCCTTCTTCGTTTAAATCAAAATTAAAATAAGCTGCCCCTGGTGAAAGCTGGACTCCAACAGCATTTGAATACTGACCGGCTGCCGCCATAGATTTACCATCTAACGTCCTAGTTCCAGCGGTAAGAGCTGCCGTACTCGAAATTCTAATACTCGTAACAAGACTAGTTTGGGATGCAGTTTTCTTTTTATTATCATTTGTGGCTGGCGTTAAGTCTGTTCCACCAGAATCAGAACCACTAAAACCCCTAGCAACATAAAGTGCATTGTCAACGATTTGTGCAGTCGTAAATGCTGTAGAAGTAAACCACCACCAATTAAATCTCGTAATCAGACAATTCATTAAGACACTACCCCATCGAAAAGAAAACACTGTCGATGCAGCACCGGCTCCCGTTAAAGCACCAGATATGCCAGCAAGACGATAAGGTACTCCACCCTTTCGGGGATCAAGTTCAAACATTTTTCTTCCTCCAAAATAAAAAAATGGGGTAGGGGAAGAGATCTTACCCCTACCCCGCAATTGCGTGGTTTAAACGCTCAATTAATCAACCACATAAAACAGGTAAAGAGTGATCTTGGAACTCGCCCCTGCCGTTGCACCACCAGAGGTGATAACCGGAGCATATCCACCAGAATCTAAGTCTGGATACATATAAAGAAGGGCTCCAGCCGCATCGGGAACCAGAACTACAGCAGTTGATGCAAAAGATGTTGCAGCTAAAAGGGCAACCGAATTAATGGCAACTGCCAAGGTTAAGGAACCAGTACCGGTTGCAGATAAATAACCAAAGAGAACCCTTGCCCCTTTCGGAAGGGCGGCTCCAGTGATTGTGGAACCCGCCTCAAATGTCGTTCCTACCGTCAGATAAGATGTTTTATGGCATCTCACACGGCCACGCATTTGAGGGGTTGTTAAAAGTTGAATCGGAA